ATAGTCAGGATGCCACCATTTATACATACGTCCAGCAGTCCAACAACACGGCATAAGTAACCCCTCTGCTGTAATAAAGATGCTCCCTTGTTTTGCAACCTTACATTCTACCGAACATTTATTATAGTATTGTTCCATACTACCATATGTTTTAGTAATTTCTTCTTCTTTTAGTAAAGCAATGTTAATATACTCTTGCTTTTTAGGTTTTGCTAATTCTGCCGTTTCTTCGCCTTTGCGATTAACTGCCTGATGCGTATCTTTACCAGTTAACTGTGCTGTGCTATAAAAACGACCTGTCTTTTTTGCTACAAATTTCTCAAAGCCGTATTGTTTTGATAATTCTTCTGCCCGTTCAACTTGATGTTCATTATGCTCAAATACAATAAAATCCCAACGTGCTCTACCTCCTGCTTCGATAAATGCTTTAGCACTACGCTGTACATTGTCCCAAACCACATTCTGCCTATATATGTGATTAGTATCTCTAAGACCGTCCACGCTAAAAATAACAGCACCCATCCTACCAAAGACTTGGGCTAATTCACTCCACCATGTTTCATCTTTTGCTCCTGCGTTTGTGTTCATACTCAACCACATGTTTGGATTGTGTTCTCTAAAATATTTAAACACTTCTAATGTATCTCTTGCAACAATAGGATCTCCTAGATTGCCGCACATATACATTGTTTTTAATTGTTTAATAAAGTCAGGCTTAAAAATACGTTTACAATCTTCAAGCGTAAGCTCTGCATTTGTAATATGTGGATTATCCGGACCTCCATTACAATTGCGATCACACATAGGACAGGCTGCTTGACAACGTTGTGTAATTTCTAAATGCACTTCTTTAATATCTTTGTAACTATACATCATGTACCAACTTTACATCTTTGCCGGGACCTGCTTTGCTAGGTAAATCACCGTACTGTTCTACATACCATTCAATAACTGCCTTGTACCAGTTGTGACTATTGTGGTGTGCTTTTTTATTAAATTGAAATATATTATTGTTAGTAGCTTGCATGGTGCTTAATGCTCTAGCACTTTCTCTTTGTAAATCCCTAACTGATAGATTATCTAATTCCAATTTTCATATACCTCAAATATTTGTTTAAATCTAAATATCCTTCAAATAAAACTTTTTGCATCGGAGCAGTTTCGCTAAAATCTTCTAAAGACTTTGAACAGTTAATATGGTCTTCTATTTCAAAGTAATTATTGCTTTGTAATATTACCAACTTATTAGCAGGTATTTTACTGTACCAACTATCAAAGTCTTTGATGTGTTCGCAACTAGTATTAATAATAGTATCAGGTGATTCTACTATGTCTGCTGATTCACCTTTAGAATTATAAGTTTTATAATTGTGCATTGTAAAGTCAATATCATGGATATCTTTAGTAGTTGCTTTAAACTTCCAATCTTCTAGTAACCATCTCTTGTTCATTGTTTCTGCAATATCTACACAACTAGGATCTACATCAAAAGATCTAACTTTATCTACGTTAATGTTACTTTCAAATAACATCGTAGCAAGTGTACTATACCAGCCTGCACATAGATATACTGTACCTAAACTTTTGTTTAGTTTAGTTAACTCCGTTATTAACCAAAGTTTACTTTGTAATTGTCCTCTACTAAAGCAATCAGTCTGATATTCAACTTCATTTATATGTAAAGACTTAAATGCATCAACAAATTGCGTGTCTGTATATCGCTTTAATACAGGCCATAGTTTCCAAATATTATCTTCTAGTACAAGTTTGCGAATATCATCGTCGTATGCAAATTTAAATATGCTGTGTAGATTTTCTTCTACAACTGCTTTACGTAGTTCATCATTTTTTAACAGACGGAATAAAGCATGTAAATTTTGCGAAAGCACTGCTTTACGTAAATCATCTAAGTCTCCAACAAAACTACCGCTGCCAGATAATCTAAAAATACTATGCAAGTTCTTTTCAACTACTGCTTTACGCACATCTTCGTCTGCATTAGTGATGCGCATAATGCTATGCAAATCCTTATCATTGTAAGCACGGCGTAAGTCTGCTATACTATCATTGTTATATAGTAATTCAAATCTATCTAATATCTCAAATGGTTTCAACATGAAATCTATTCCTTAACCATTCAAAGTCATTAATTAATTTTAACGCATCAATGTTGCCTCGATTATTAACTCCGTACATGCGTCCTGCTCTTGCACCTTGTATAACATAATCACCAAAAGGCTCGTCACGTCCTTTATCGCTTGTCCAAACTCCTAAGCGGATATCTGTTTCGTCATCCTTTTGTCTGTCAATAACTTTACTTGCTAATTTAGCACATTCTCTAAATGCACTTTTCCAAGCATTGAACGGATCAGTATTAAACTCTGTAATATTTGCAACTTCTTTTACTGGCTTAAATCGTCTGCTAATACTTGTAGTCATATCAGGCTTACTAGTGTCCATATGTATTGTAAGTTCGGTAGGAAATAACTTTACTCCGCCATATCCGTATTGTAGCCCCTTTACTTTATTTTCACTACGCCAGACATGTACAACATCATGATCCTTTTCTTCAACATAGTAATCAAAGTTAAAGTCATCCTTAACAACAGCATCGCCATCTACAATCCAAGTCATAGGTGTTGTTGATAGTTTGGCTGCTTCAATGTGTGCTTGATGTATTCCTTTTACTCCATGAACACGTTGCGCTCTCGGAAATCTATGCTTTAGAAGTTCCCAATTTTTATCTGCATTAGGTTCATTGTAACTAATAAACACAATATCGTAGTTACTAATACTACGTGCAGAGGTAGATGCTTGTTTTACACTAGCACGTTCTGGATTTCTATAAACAGTTTTAAAGAATACACTTTGGTCTGGTAATAAAGGATTAGCATCAATTGGAATGTCTAGCATTGCTTTTAAATCGTTGCCAAGTGTCTGAATATGTATCAGTAAACTATCTGATTTCTGCTGTTCTTCTAGCCACATATTGTTTAGATATTCAAAGTCACGTACATTAATATAATCCCACTCTGTACATGCTGTCATAAACAATCCTTGCCTAGCACCATAAATTGCCCATAGTCCATTTTCTACGTCAGCACCGGCCATTAGCCAAACATACAACCTGTGTAGGTTTTTCCAGTGCAATTGTTTTAGTTCAGATGCCGGAACACGTTTGCCTTCACGTAACGCCATTTTAACACCTTCGCGGAAACCTGCTCTCCACGCTTGTTGTGGTGTTTCATTGTTAAGAATGGTGCTGTAGCATCCTTCCATATGGTAATAATTAATATCCCAACAGAAGTCAACTTGTGCATGAATATTATCCGGGGCAGCGTTTTCGTGTGTGCGCATATTCAGCAATACGTCTTTAGGCCAACTTTTTATTCCACCGTTGCCGTATACTAGTCCATTAATTTTATTTTTTGCAGTCCAACTTAGAACGCTTTTGTTTAGATCTACGCTCGAATCTATTTCAAATTCTTGATTGATAAATTCTGGATCAATAACATTGTCTCCGTCTACAATGATAAGCCTCTCGGTTTCGCTCATTTCGGCACAGGCTTTGTGTGCTGCATCTGAACCTTCTACACCATGCACACGCTTTGCCCAAGGCACTTTGCTCAGTAAATCGGCGTAGTTTTTTTCTGCATTGGGCTCATCGTAGCTCAAATAGATAATGTCGTAATCAGTTACTTTCATATCATACCTGTATAAAGTTGTATTCGTCAAATGTTCTTGTTGTGCAAATACTTACGTCTTTTGCCCCTTCTTCTTGTGCATTAATGAAATCAAATACTAAATTGTTTTTAGATATTTCCATTAGATTAATTTTGAAGGATCTAATTAACATATTAGGATTATCTTTATGCACTGCTGCAAACCATAAAGTTTTATCAATGTTTTGCGGCTCTGTTATACCAAACGTCCAAGTTTTATTTTTTATATCTTGAGTAATAGTTATATCTGCTGTGTCAGTAATACTAGGATTAATTATATAAAGGCTATCATTAATATTATGTGCAACTAGTGCAAAGTCTTCATTGTTTACTAGTTCGTACTTTTTATCTTTTGTATTATATCTTACACGATATCTTTTTGCAGATTCTTCTCCTAATGCAACTTTTTTAATAGAACTTAACGGTACTGCGATAGAATCCGGAATGGGAGCTCCGGATATTCTAGTAAGCTCTCCGGTATCAATATTCCAACATATGTACATTAGTTGCTCAGGCATTACTAAATTTCTCCACTATGCTGTCTGTTAAAAAGTCATTTTCGGTATAATGAAATATTCCTTGCTGTTTATAATTTCCTATAAACAATTCGCATTGATCAGTAACGTATACTCCAACCTTATCTTGCCAGCGTTCTGGGTCATTCTGCCATCCTTGGATTCTCGGCTTCATATGTACTAAGTGCGGAATATGACTTTTATAAAAACTAGTACCTGTAATTAAAGTAGTAATTGCTGCATTAACATCCATGCTAGGTTTCGAAGGACATAGAAAGTTACAAAATTCAGGATATACTATTTCCCAATTATCATTTACTTCTTTTTGTACTTTATAAAACTCTTCTGCGGCTTTACTTTTTTTGAAATAGTAAAATGCGTTATAAACATTGGGCAATTTATTCTTTACAAATGTTTTTCTATAAAAATTATCTTTAACAACATCGCCTCTAAAAGTAAATACACTAGTTGGATAATAGATATCCTGCTGAGACAAACAGTCCCAAACATAATCTAAATTTTCTAATACAAGTGTATCAGTGTCCAAAACAATAGTTTCGTCATATATAGATTCTTCATATATATTACACCTACCATCAGTTGCAAATCTACTATCTTGATCCTTTACTATAGTAGTAATGCTAATATCTTTATTATGTCTATAGATACTTTCTGCGCACACGTCTGCCTGACGTTGATATTCGCTTCCAGATGCATACAATATTATTCCTCGCATAAGCACCTCTCTAAACTAAATTTATTCATAACATGAACATTCATGCGTTTAGTTTTACATGCTGTAAACTTTCGAGAATATGTTGGATCATTTATCAATAACAACATGTTGTCATTTTTTAATTCTTTTAGTATGCCCTTGTCAGTAATGTAATATAGTTGTCCCGGCATTTCAGTTTGAAAGTCTCCGGAGCAATGTCCGTTCATAATATGAATAGCAATACTAAAGGCATAGTCACTTCTATATTTTTTCGAAGCCAGCAAGTATACATTACAGTAATGTAGCCATTCGTCTTTTATGTGTTGCAACAGATTAAAGAAGACTTTATTTGTATCTGTCTTTCTAAAGAATACCGCAGTTGCCCAATAAAAAGTTGGGCCTATTTCAGATATCTTTTCATATTGATACGGCCAAAAGTTTTCTGATAAATTTATACAATCTTTGTATATTCTAAAATCTTGCGGTTGTTCAAAGCATATTTTCCAATCTCCGTTGCATATAACAACGTCGGTATCTAACAATAATGTTTCGTGGTAAGGCGTGACATCGTAAACTATCGGTCGTGCTTCGTTCTTCCAATGTATAGTCTTAACACCGTAGTCTCCGTCATTAACATCACGTTGATTGCTGTTACCAAAATTAGATTCGTCTGTATAAACAATATTGTCAAACACCTTCATATTTGCAGCAGTAGAAGCAACAGATGCTTTGTCTGTTACAACAGTAGTAGGCAAGTTTAAATGAATAGTTGCTCTTTCTGCTAAATGTTGTGCTTGTAGTAAATAATCAAATTCGCTGTTGTTAGAAGCAAATGTAAGCACACCTTTACTCATGCTCAACTAATTTCTCCACAGATCTATTTTTTCTTAAAGTTTCGTATTCTGTATAATAATCGTTTACCGCAGTATTGTATTTGTCAGTAATTACTTCGAGAAAGTTTTGCAAGGGAGCAACAGCAACAGGAACATTATTTTCATCAATCAATACTTTAGAATCTATATTGTCGTTACATAACTGAGTAACGTAAACAATTAGTTCTCTGCTTAGTTTGAATTGCCCGCCATTGAAATAATATGTAGTGCTGTTTTTAAATTTTTCTTTTAAAATTCTTTTTTGATTATTCAGCGTTAGCATATAATTAGAGAAATGCAATGCTTGTTTTAATCTGTCATCCATACGAATACTCCTAATAATATATAGTATATACTATTTTAGGAAAGATGTCAAGTATTATTCGAAAGTATTTACACGAATTACACTAGGTGCAGCAACGTTTACAGCATTGATTGAACGTCTAAAACCATATGTAAAATCAATATCAACTGTTACGGGTTCTACGACACCGGGCTCAATCGAACCTTTTGCTCCTGCATCAGCATTGGTTTCTGGGCCATCATCGTGTAATAGCACTCTAAAGCGTAAAATTGATTTGTCACCGTTATTGCCTTGTGCAGCACTAGCAGTACGGCCTGCTTGTTGAATATATGCCTCTACCTGCCAATAACTATCTTCATAGTCGCCTGCGGCTGCTTCTCGTCTAAGTAAAATTTGATAAGCACTAGTGTTTAATTCACCGTTACCGATTTCTCCGTCGGGCTTAGTGATATTAGTACTTGCACCGTCATAGGTTGTATAATTATAGCCCATACGCACTGTGCCTGGAGTTGTTACCATGCTGTTCCAGCCATCATTTCTTTGACGACTAGCACTACCAGCTGCCCCTAGTGTAGCAGCATCAATTGCGCCGGCAATAGTAATCTGTCCGCCTGAGTTAAAAAAGTAACGCCTTTGGTCTGCATTGTTAAACGTAACAGTAAATTCTGAATCAACATTCCCGTTCCATGATGAATTTCTACTATCAGAAACTGCTGACAAATTTGTATCTGTTTGCCCGGCGCCAACTGTGGTTCTACTAGCTTCGATAAGTGCTAGTACTGTTGAGAAGTCATTAATACCGCCTGTATTTTCTTCATTGTCTATTGTATAATTGTCGGTATTTTCTTCGTAAGTAATGCCGTCGCCGGTAGCGTCGGCTCCAATGATATCGCCTTGATCGATATACTTTAATAGTGTATTAATTTGTGTTCCAGCAGATCCGTTTTGATGAATCCAGGCTGATGCCATATCGTCATATAATTCACGAAGTTGTGTATGCGTAACAGAGTCCCCTGGGGTGCTCACGCCCGGTCCGGAAACTTGTCCACTTGTAACTGCTTGACCATAACCAAAGTTGTCTGTTGCTTGTCCGTTACCTAAGATTGTTGCAATTTTACTTTGTAGCGTGTTATAATCTGTTGCATTAATTGTACTTCCTGCTGCAGGCATCTCGTTCTTCCTTTTAAACTACGTACTTATTTATACCTTTAATACACACTCAATAAGTGTTTCAGAATCTAAATCAGTACTCTCTAGCGCAACGCCTACTAATGCGTTAGAAGCAATAGTTGTACATACTCCGTTTTGCCATGCATATACGGCTTGCCCTTTAGAAACTGGACCTTTTACTCTTACTGGCACACGACCTTTTAATGCTACTGCTTGTCCGTCTGCTTCTGCATTCATTAAGTATGCCGGAGCTTCAGAAATCACCCCAATTGCAAAGTCGCTAACTGTAGCTGCTCTAGTCTCAGCAGTGCCTCCGACTGCCATTGCTGTCCCTACAGGATATTCTTGATCTGTTGTATACTTTTCTGCTAGGTCTGCATAACGTGCTTGTAATGCTGTACCTCTAAATAAGTTTGCTCTTAAATCACCACTACCGTCTCTAACTGCAATAGTGTTTGGTGTTGCTAAAACTGCACCTTGTCTGTCATTGCCGTCGACTACTAGTGCAGATGCTTTTTCGGCTAAACCTGTAAAGTTATCTGCAAACACTGCACTAAACGGTTCTTGTGCTGTACCAATTGTAATTGTTTCTAGTACATAATCAGCTTCGTCGGCTTCTTCTACATTTGTAACACCTGGTAACATTGCACTTGCTGTAATTCTAACAGAGTTTTTTGCTTGTGCGTCTACTGGCTTAGCCATTAAGAAGATTGTATTGCCGATTTCGTTTGAAATAGCTATCTTGTTATCTGTGTTTGTAGGTACATAAATTTTGAGATCGTTTGAATCACCTACTGACAAACCTGCATCGCTAAATTCTGCAATTTCTGTAAAGGTTGTTGGTGTTCCAGGATTTGATATAACCACATCATCTACTGAAATTCTATTTCCGCTAGAGTCAATTAGTGCTTTAGCTCCCGATGCTGTACCCCAGAATATATGATCTGTTGTAGTTGTTCCGCCTGTTGCTGCTTGTGTGTTGACCATTGTAAGGCCTTTTTTCACAATGTCAAATCCAGGAATAACATTTTCTGCATCAGTTGTATCAATTGTAAATTCATCATTAGAAATAATGTGTACAACAGTGTCGTCAACAACAGAAGTAATGACCGGATGTACTACGCCCAATGTATCACGTACTGAACGTGATTGCATTTGTGTTACACCTTCGCCTGCATCCTGTGGACCAATTAGAATAAAATCTGTGCCGTTGTAAGCATATAATTGTTCGTTATCTGTATCCCACCAAAAGTCGCCTTCTGTTAATCCTGTTGGCGTAGACCCTGTAGTTTCTGCACCACCTGTTGTGCGCCATCTACTACCGTCATAAAACTTTAGTTTACTTTGACTTGCATCAAACCAAACCTGTCCACTGATTGCTCTCGGCGGTGCATTTGCTCCAGCAAAGTTTTCTAATAAGAACAAAAAGTTCTCGTTATGTATTTCGCCGTAGCCTGCATAGTTCTTACCAACAAAGTTAAGATCTGTTGACTGATCAATAGTGCCGTCTTCAACTACTGTTAATAGTGTTTTATTGTATCTATCTATTTGATATGACATTTTTTCTAATTCCTTACTGTATTTAGCATTATTGCAGTAACATTAAACATGCCCAACTTCTTACAGCTGGATTAGTCTTAATTTCGTGCTTGTACCTCAATGAGAACTTAATCCCTTCCCCCGCATTACAAGTATATGTATTGCCGTTAATAACAATATTGTTTCCGTCTGTTAAACTGTACGCAACTACTGTGCCGGAATCGGGCTTATCTACCCAATAATCCATAACATCTAAAAAGCCTGTATTTGCAGGCAAGTGCAAATACCATCCTGTAATTGCTTTTTCAACATGTGCAGAATCAAATTGATCTTTAAATTCTTGGACTTTGTTCATGTCCCAGTCGTACCAGCGAGAAGTTTCGTAAACGCTCATGTTATCAACTCCGTTTTCGCCTACACGTCTATCGGTAGATAACAATTCTACACTAGAAAGTATACTTTTTAAATTATCAACTGTGTCATTGCCTATTGCTGGTAAATTTTCTATGCTCATTTTTTCCTACTCATATAAAAATATTAAAGAGTACCTTTCGTTTTTTACTTCAGGCACCGAATGTACTGGTCCAATTCCTGTAATAGCGACCCCTTGTCCTATCTTGTCTTCTATAAACTCGTTAGTTTCGTCTAACAAAAGTCCATCTCCGTTTTTTTGTAAAGATATAACAACGTTTTTACGATGTAAATCTCTATCTCTATGTGGGCCTATGTAATCTCCCACGTTGTACCTGTTTATGGCTACTTCATTTAAGAAGTAATCCTTATAAACCGGGGCATGTGACTTTAAATAGTCAACTGTTTCCGTGTCTAAGTAGATTTGATTAGTATAATCATACCTACAAGTTGCATCAGGTAGTCCTCTACCTGGTCCAAATGTGTCACGAACATGCCATCTCGGTTCGTCTATTTCTTTTATTTTGTTAACAATGTTAACAACGTCTTCCTCGTTTAGTAATTGCTCTATTTCTAAGCAACTATCCTTCATCAATTCCGCCTTCATGTAACGCAGATAACTCGGCCTCTAATTTTTCACTTGACCAATAAACATAATCTGGATTATCAATATAAAACTGCTTACGTATAGCGTTAGTTCTTTTAATTTCGCCAATGTATGCTGTCATTTCTTTTGCATCAGTTGCGTCTAGTGCTGCACTATCTGCTAATTTTACTAGTAAGTCTCCAATTATCGACAATTGCTTCTCAATTGGATATCTTTTAATTATTTTTTCTCTGGCAAGCTCGTTAATACTGTCTTCTGTAATTTCTAACGGTTGATCTGCATTTGTAACTATACTAAAGTTATCATAATCGCCTACAATACTTTCGTTATATAAATCAATTTCTATGTCTTTGTATAAAAACATATCATGATTTAACATGCTTGGATCCTCAACGGTGCCAAGCACTGTAATAAATTTTTTATTCAGTTTATTAAACTGTGCGTATGCTGGTACTCTATCCACCATTAACCTCCAATATCAATCCAAGTGCTGCTGCCAGTCTTTTTAACAGTTCGTCTATACTGGTCTTGATATGTAAATGAACCACCGTTACTAGAACGTATTGTTGTGTTACGTCTTTCCCAGAACGAAACTCTAGTGTTTACTGGAAATCCGCTATATGTACTTTTAACTGCTGCAAAAGTAGTTAAGCCTGCCCAATAAGGATCTACATTACCGACTTGAAAGTCGACATAACCCTTTGTTGCGGCATGCATATTACTTGTAGGGTCGCTATGTAATGTTAAGAACCCTGTCATAGTTTGACCCGATGTTCTAACAAAGTCTGTGCTATTAAGATTGTCTAATTTGTCTGCATTATTAGCATTTACTGCTGTAGTTGCAAGTGTTGCACTTACTGCATTACCATTTACAGGTAAAAAGTCTGCTGCATGTTTACCGTCTACTGTGTCTGCATTTGTAGCAAAGTCTGCTAGTGCAGAGTTTACTGCTTTACCATTAACTGGTAAAAAGTCTGCTGCATGTAATCCGTCAACTGTGTCAGCGTCCAACCCAGTACCGGCACCGTCGTTTCCGGCGTGCCACACTGTATTACCTCTGTATGTTAATCCGTTGGCAGTGTCGTTGTTAACAAGTTTCATTAACTCAACTACTGTAGTTCCTGTAGGATTGTGTGTCCAGCGGAATGCATTGAAATCATTATTCTGTGTTTGGAATTCTAGTCTAGCATCAGTATCGCCAACACCGCCATTTATATACTTAATGGTCGCTGTATCGCTGTTAGGAGCAAATCGTAAACCTTCATTGCTATCACTAAATTCTATATTTCCTGTCATTACGCCGCCGGTGCGCTGCAAGAATGCTGTGCTGTCTAATCCGTCTAATAGATCTGAATCAACTGCTTTGGCATTTACTTTTAAGAAATCTGTGTGATCAAAACCGTCTAACTGATCTGCATTTAATCCGCTGCCGCTGCCATGGTTGCCGGCGTGCCACACTGTGTTACCTAAGTATGTAAGTCCTAGTGTGTTAGCAGACGGATCAATTTTAAGTGTTTCTGCTGCTCCTGCTTTAAAAACAGTTTCGTCGTTTGATCTAGTTGTTAATTCTAATTTTGCATCAACATCGCTACCTTTGATAGTAATTGCGCTTGCAGCCCAGTTAACTCCGGTATTGTCATCAGCAAAGTTAAATTCTCCTGTGAGCGTTGTGTCTATATCACTACGTAAGAATTGTGTACTATTTAAATCGTCTAATTTATCTGCGTTTGATGCAGTGCCCCACATTCTATGCGACGACGATGTAACACCCGAAGCATTTGAACTGTTTATTAATGTTACACCAGATTTAATATCAGCAAATCCTGTAATTGGATTCTCAGCATTATCTAGTGTAAATGTGTCTGTGCTAAAAATAAACAGTACATCGTCGTGTACTGTAGCTTTAATAATAGAATGTGTATTGCCAGTATCGTCAAGAACTTCTGCACTTACCATTCTAGTAACGCCGGTGCCTGCTTTTTCAGGTCCAATTAATTCGTGTGCTGTTCCATTATACGCATATAGCTGACCTTTGTCTGTATCCCACCAAAAGTCTCCTAGCACTGCATTTGAAGGCTCAGTTGCATTGTCTGTTGTTACTGCTAACTTGCGCCAACTAGTGCCGTCGTATATTCTAATCTTTTTAGAAACTGAATCGTACCAAAGCTGTCCGTTAAGTCCTTTAGAAGGAGCATTGCCGCTGCTAAAGTTTTCTAGCAAATACAAGAAATTTTCATTTTGTATTTCACCGTACCCAGCATAATTTTTACCCACAAATTGTAAATCTGTGGTTCTATCTACTGTTCCGTCCTCAACAACAGTTAGTATGTCTCTATTGTATCTATTTAAAGTATATGCCATGGTATCGTTATGTTCCTATATGGTATTTATCGCATTTTCTAATTACACCGTGCTGACCCATGTCCATGAACCGCCCTGCACCTCAAATGTCATAACTAATCTAGTTGGTGTAAAGTTTGCAGTACCTGTAACCGGATCAAAGTTAACATCCTGCACTACTGATTCTGCACTACTGTCTTCTGCTATAACACTTAAATAACTCTTATTCATTGCTCCTTGTACATTTAGCCCTGTAACACTCACGTTACTATATGACACTGTCGCAATTCTTGCTGTTGTCCCGTTTTGTTTTGTTGCTGACGGAACAATGCTTTCTAATATAGCCTTAACATCGTCGTATGGGTTACCTGCCGATGGTAAAACAAATCCTGTTGCGTCCATAGTTAGCGCAACATCATCTGAACTTAATTGTATATCTACGTATTCTTTGGTTGCAGCATCTTGTGGATTTACCGGATCTGTAATATCTGTAATTCTCGAGTTGCTTACACTTATATTACCTGCCGGATTAATTACTAAACCTGTAGTAATAGTTGATATTGTATTTCCGTCTAATGTAATATTGTCTACATTTAGTTCAACTAGTGTTCCGATACTTGACAATCCGTTTGCTGTTGCAACTGTCGGTCCTAACTCTGTTCGACTGAGTACTAACTGATCGTTAATTGTAAATTGTTTGTTTAAAGGTAAATTAACGTTTTCTGAAATATCAAATGTTGTGTTTGTATTATCCCAAATAATAGTTTTGTCACCGTCGGTTGATTTAATAATCATCCCAGCGCCGTCAATTAATGTATCATCGCCTGCTGCGCCGCCACCAGACACACCTAGCTCGATATTATTATCTTCAACTTGTATTGTTGCTACATTTACATAAGTGGCATCGCCGTTTACTGTTAAATCTCCGTCAATTACGGCACTGCCTGTTGTGTGCAATGATCCTGTAATATCCATTGTATATTGTGGATTAGTTTGAAATATTCCAACTCTGCTGTCTACTGACTTAATAAAAATTGGAGTAGTAAATTGGTTACCTACCCTTGTTCTAATCTGTACATTTGTGTCTTGTTGTTGTGTTTCTAAAGTAGTAGTACTTCCCACAATCTTTAAATTGCCGTACTGTGTATCGCCGATTCCTACACTTAATCCTGCAGAGTTTTCAATAATAATCGGACCTGATGTTGTTCCTACTCCGGATGTAGGCAAAAAGTTAACGGACGTAAATGAGTTGCCATCCGTGTCAACTAATGCTCTTGCATTAGCTGCGGTACCTTGATACCAAAAACTAGGATCAACAAAGTTAAATCCTTTTTTGTATATTTGTCTAGGCGGAAATATTACATCATTTGCATCGTCTGGATACCCAGGAATTTTATCATCCCCCGACAAGCGGAATTCTTCTTTTGAGATTACACCAAATAGTGTTCCTCCCATCCAAATCTTAAGAATTACACGCTCACGTGCAGAAATATCAATTACAGATGCAACTTCAAATCCTGTTTGCCCCTGTCCTGCATCATATTCAGGGCCAACAAGTACAAGATCTGTACCATCAAAGAAGTACATTTTATTGTTTTCGTTATCGATCCAAATATCACCAGCAACCATACTAGGCCTTGTGTTCGACACAATCGGACCTCCGGCTGTTCTAAATGTATTTCCGTCATACAATTTTAGTCTTTGGTCACTTGTATCATACCAAAGTTGTCCAACTAGTGGATTTCCCGGTGCTGCTGTGTTTGCAAAGTTCTCTACCATCTTAATAAAGTTTTCGTTTACGCTTTCGCCGAATCCTTTATAGTTTCTTCCAACAAGGGTAACATCTGTTGTTGTAGTATCTATCTGGCCGTCTGCTAATTCAACTAATAGCTCGCCGTCGGTTTTGTTTAACTTATAACTCATTAGGTTATCGTCCTCCCAGTATAGATAATATATGTTAATGTAAGTGTTGGATCCATAGTATTAATAGGTTGTCCTACGTTTGCATCACTAATAATGTTACCACTGTTAGGTAATGCCTGTCCATTGCCAAGTCCAGTAGGTGCATCATATACAAGTGCTTCGCCGTCTCTCGGAGTACCACTAACGTCACGCAATGCAAAATATTGATCACCGGAGTCGCCGCTTAAATTGTGTTTGTGTTGCGGCATCTGTGTTACGTCAATTGTTTTTTCTTCACTGCCGCCTATTTGTCCTACACCATCTGCATAGTCTGCTGTGACAGTATTAGAACTTATGCCGCCCATGTTATCTGCGCCTAATGGCAATCTACCACGCAAATCTGGAACCTTGAAGAACCCAGTTACTAGATCAGGCAAAGTTCTTGCACCAAAGTTATAACTAATTACTTGAAATAATGCTGTATATTCCGAAATTCTATATTGCGATCCGTCGCATATTAGCCAGCCCGTTGGAGCAGTTGTGCCTCCATAAGGCATAATTACGCCTGGCGGGTTAGTAGGAACTGCATCTAATAATGTTCTACGAGAAGTTCTAAATAGTCCTTGGTTTCCGCTATTTCTGTTAATTAATATTTCGTCGTCAATTTGTGTAATATTTGTTAATTCTTTAGAAGAAATAATAGCATTACTAATTTGTGTATTAAATATTTTTGTTGTGCCGCCGGTTTGTCCGTCAAATACAACATCGTCTGCACTTACATCGCCTGTAATTCTAAATGTTGTTCCTGATGTAAGTTTGTTTGCACTACCAGCTGCGCCTGATACTGTACCATTGACTGTACCATTTAACGTACCAATAAATGTAGTAGCATAAACTTCTCTCCATTTAGATGCTGCTGCACCTAAATCCTTTGTATTGTTGCCATCTGGAATAGTGTTAGATAGTGTAGTTGTGCCAGTTACTTGAAGTTCGCTTCCGACATTTAAATTTTTAGCAACGCCTACGCCGCCTTTTGTAATAATACTACCGGTGCTAATTGTTGCACTTTCTGTAGTACCATTTACAAATAAACTCGAATCAGTTTGAATATTTCCAACAACGTCTAATGCTTCGTCGGGCGCCTGTGTATTAACACCTACACGCTGCGACGAGTCAACACGCAATACTGTTCTAGTTCTTCCACCTTCTCTAGCTCTTAGGTCAATGCTCGAACCTTCAATTTGGTTTTGAATAATACCTGCTTGTCCTTCAACAGCAACATTTAGTGCTGCATCAGTACCTACTGTGAGTCCAGTGTTATTTTGAATGTTTAGGGGAAATAATGTTGTACTAGTTACATCACTTCGTAAAAAGTTTCCTGCTGGTACTGTATTATTGTTAACAACAAGGTTGTCTGCTTTTTCAGCAGTACCTATATATTTTGCTGCACCCGATCCTGTAATGTCTCTTGTGCTTAAATTAAATCCTGCCTTTAGTCCGTTTTCAAATCCTGGAATAGTTTGCTTAGGACTAAATGCTGCTGTACTAATAAGTGCAATTGGTTGTGCATCTACTTCAACTTGCACTACATTATATTCTTGGTTATCCGAACCGATAACACTTAACGGTGATACCCCTGTTGACAATCCGTCACTAAAGCTAGGTCCTACTAGTACCCAACCCGAACCCGAGTTTAAATATAACTGTTGATTATCAGTGTCAACCCAAAGATCGCCTTTCTGCGATGTTGATACTAATGGAGCAGAGTCGCTTTTATTTAGGCCACCTGCTGGTACCCATTGTGTGCCATCGTAAATTTTTAATTGTTCACCGCTTGGATTAGTGTCGTACCATAATTGACCTTCGGTGGCCCTTGCTGGTTCTGTAGAACTTGCAAAGTTTTCAAGTAGGTGTAAAAAGTTTGTGGAAACAATTTTACCGTAGGAAGTTGTATTTCTTCCCGGAAGTTGTATGGAAGTCTCGTTATTAATTGTTCCGTCTTCAACTGTAATAGTGCCGTTGTTTGCTTGATCTGTATATGGAATAGAATATGACATTTATTACACCTCGTTAAAACCTGATAGCGACTGAACTCTAACAGTATAATCAATTTGAATTAATCTATTCAAAGATTTTTGTACAGGGTGGAATATCACATGTGTTAATAAACGTCCTGTGCCTGTAGCACTATAAGCTCTTAGACCTAATTCGTCAAAGATAAACGAACTATTTTCATCTGTGGCAGTATCAAATGCATCTTGTCCGTTTGGCTCTCCATAATCTAGTAAACAACTTACAAGTATATCTGTGTAGTTTGTTCCGCTTACGTGCCTTGTTTCAATCTTGTTACGCACAGGATCTACGTTATTAACACTTCGATCATCTACAACCTTTGTATATGTTTGATTGTACAAACTTGCATTGGTTCCAGTTGAGTTTGGTGTTAGGTATGTAATAATACCTGTAGGATCTACTGACGTTCCGCCATTACCTAAACTCATTTCATATATCCATCCAGTACCGCCGTTGCCAATACTTTCAGCTAATGAAATACTCATATTCTCGTAGTGTATAGCATTACGCTTATTAACAATTACTTCACCTGATTCAGGATCACTAATCTTAATATGCCCTTGCAATAATACACCACTTTGATCTTTTAAATTGTCTGCCATTTTTTTGTTTCCTATACACTATTTATCGTGGTAACTCAGTTGTCTTCGCTTGTAAGAACTTAGCAATGTCATTTTCTGATTTAGATAATGCTGTGCCAGGTTCTGTCCAAAGTGTTCCTATTTTCTTAACAATAGTTACTTGTGTTCCAGCCGGAGGAGGAGTAGTTAAACGTACATATGCTCCAACGTTTTTGTTAACAGCAAATTCGGCTTCAACCATTACATCGCCTTCTGGACTATCTTGATCCAAATAACTATATACTGCTATTGGTGTTTTGCGCAGTCTTCTTCCTGCTTCAAACACTTCAATATCTTGTGCTTCCCAATATTCTAACGGAATACTTGTAAAGTCTAATACTGTGCCTGTTCCTTCAGGAACACCGGTTATAATAAACTCTGTTCCTACTAGATTATTAGTTGCTCCGTATTGAGTAAAGTCTGTTGTTCCTTGTGAAGCAATTACATAACCTCTACCAGGAACAACGTCACTTACGCTTATTTCTTGTTGATCTTTATACCAACCTGTTGCAGTTGCTGGATTTGGTATAGGAGCATACGGTAGTAGAATTTGTACATAAATTACACCGCCCGGTACTACTACACTTGTTTGAGCTCTATCAATCGGTATACTAGTTGCCGGATTAACAACTACTAGATCATAACTGCCGACCGGTTTAACTGGAGTAATAAACAATACTTCAGTATCATTAATATACGTACTGCTATCGTAAACAATGTCCATTGTTCCGTTGCCCGGTGTTAATACTTCAGCTGCTCCGCCTTCGGTTGTGCTTACAGCAATAGCAACTTCGTTAGCTGCTGCATCTGTATCTAGTGTTGTAGCAGCAACAACGTCTACAATATAGTAATCTGTATCTGCTGCTAATCCACCAAACGGTGTTCCTGTAAACTGTACAACTTTACCGTTAATTAATGTTTTGTTCCAGCTATTTGGTTGGAAGTAGAACGGAGGCTTAACTTTAATATATGTAGTATTAACAATATCATTTGCCGGAAGTGTTACTGTTGGTAATGTGTCTCCAACGTGAACCCTAGCATTAGTTTCAAATCCTGTTCCTGTAATAGTTGTTAACTGTCCGCCTAGTGGAAATGCTGTGTTATTATTGAAGTCGTATGTAAACTTCTCAATTGTAACACCTGCACTATTTTCATAAGTTTGTGCTGCAATATTATAACCATCACTAGTAACTGTAACAACTTGCTCTTCATCTTTATACGGAATGTTTTTGTCTACATCTTGTGCTACAAATATTGTACCTTCCTCATAAACATCTTTTACACCAGTGCCTAATGTACCTCTGCGTAGTTGCTTTAATTCGTTGCCGTCTTTAGTAAAGTATTCAATTCGTTCTCCTTGAATAAAGATAACTCCTGGATACTTGGCATTGTACTCCGGTGCTGGCAATCCACTTGCATCTGCTACTTTAATAATCTTATCATAGTAGTTTAAATCTTCAGCAAGTTCATATGATTGTTCTAAACGTTTGTAATGTGTTCTGTTAAGAATATCTTTAAACTGTCTCCATCCAAACTGATCAACTACTCTACCATTTGCAAAGTGTAGTAATTCAATTACGTCATCGTCTTGTGGTGTTTCTAGTAGTTGAATGCTAAGTTTATTTGGTGTTAAGCTATAATTAACACTTGGGGTTAGTAGGATACCGTTCCTAATTACCCACACAAACTCGACACTAAGTGCAGGAGTTCTTAAATCAAACAATCCTCTTTGGAATCTTCTAAATTCATAATACTGTGCTGTTCCTACAGGAATATCAGTTTTTTCTGTAATTTGAATTTTTTGACGTTCTAGCCCTTGACTATCGTGATTACTAAATTGATATACTGTTATAACATCATTTTCGTTATATGCATTTGTCAAATACAATGTGTCCGGAGTTCTTACAAAGTCTCCGTTACCGTCAAAGTATCCTAGATTATATTCTGCATCACTAATAACATAAACGTCTAGGACATCACCCGGGTCACCAATACCTAATTCTAGTTTTACAGT